TTTTGCTTGCGCTAAAGTTTTTAATCCTAGTTGTCCATGCAATGCAGCATATTTGGTTGGATAACCTTTATATTTTGCACTTGAAATTTCTTCAGTAAAAGAAACTCTTCCTTTTTCATCTACTGATATTTTACTATTGGTTGGTTTATACCTTCTCATATTTAAATCCTCTTTCGTTTAAAATTTTTCTGTTTTGTAAATGTTCAGCTTCAATATCTTCTTTTGATTGTCCAAAGTATTTAACTGCCATGTTCTCTTTTACCATTTGTTCGTTTAATGAAACTCCATCAATAAAGAATTCACCAAGTATACGACCAAATTTACCTTTATCTATTTCTGTTCTCATCTGGTATGTCTCTCCAACAATTAGTCTGTCTTTTACATATTGTGAAGCTAACTTACCATAATATTTTTCTTCTAAGTCTCTTGTACGAGATTCAGGAGTATCTATTCCCCAGAAACGAATAGTTTGATTTGCATAAACAATACCAAAACCTAAATCAATATCGCCTTTGGCTGTATCACCATCTACGACTTTTGTTATTTTGATATTGTATGTAAACATTATGGTAATTTAATTCTCTTCATAACTTTTTGCATTTCTTCAAACTCTTCTATATTTAATATAATAGCAGTTCTTCTGAAATCTCTTATTGCAACGGCTCTTCTTTGACCATTTACAATCATCAGTTCAATTACGTTTCTATCACCAAATTTTCCAAGCGGTTTATATTTAATATCGCCTTTTAATTTCGCGGTTGCAATTACCTCTCTTTCTCTTAAGTTTTTAAAGTCTTTCATTATTTGTCCTCTTTAGAATATTTAGCTATCAATTGGTCTAACTTTTTCATATCCATCTTATCATAAGCTTGACCTAATTCAACAAAACGTTTAGAATTAATTTGTCCTTTTGGTTTAACCAGCATAACAATCTCTTCTTGTGTTCCAGGTTTTAATCTAGGAAATCTAGCTTTTACTCTTTTCAACATAGGTTTTTGTGTTGGTTTAAGAGCTTCACTTGTACTAGTATTTCCAGGTTGTGAACCAGCTTTTGCTTTATCCATCGCATCTTGTGTTGGTGCACCTTTTTCACCTTTCTTACGCATACGTTCACCACGCTTTCTTTTAGCGTGAATGTTAGCCCAAAGGCCTTCTGCTTCCATTTCTTTTTTCATTTTTAGATACTGAAGTTCTTTAATTTTAAAGTTTAGTTTTCTTTCAGCATCTGCTATGATTTGTTCTTTTCGGCTAAGTCTTGCTTCATTCATTTCTCTTATCTTCCCTTTTAGAATATCATCTAAGTTATTATCTAACCAATCGATAAAGTCATCTTCGTCGTCAGTATTCACTTCGCCATTGTCCATAGCCCATTGCATAAGGTCTTCTTCAGCTTTACGGGATAATTCTAAATTACCAGACCTTTGTGCTTTTTGAAGTTCGCGTTTGTGCTTACGAACAATGTCTTTCATTTTCATATTGGCAACCTCACCAATTTTTTACGTTTCTCATTACCAGATTTTCTTTTTAAGATATTTTCTTTTTTCATTCTTTCGATATTTTCTTTCGATTCACGTGAAAATTCTGCTTGTTGAAAATCTTTTTCTGGTTTTAAATCGTAAGGTAAGTCTTTAAAGTTTTCTGCGTTATCATCTCCAAAAATATAACCAAAGAAGTGACCAGTCACATCAAAAGCTTTTCCTTTTCTTTTACCAGTTATCCATCTTTCTTGAACTAATGTATCACCTATAATGTGTGACATATTAACTGGACCATTTTTAAATGTACCAGTTGCTTTCTTTAAAGGTCTATCTACTTCTTGTGTTCCACCTGGTTCATACATATAAGAATCTAATATATCGTATAAAGAATCATCGCCAATCGGTAATACCGATATTAGTTTTTTAACATCATTTGCGTTCTTAGCAAATCTTGGTCTAGCAAGTAGTGCAATAACCATTCTTAATTCTTCAATTGTATCTGGTATGTGCCAAGTTCCTTCTTTTAGTGAAAGCTTAGATAAAGCTTCTCTTACTATCTCTTCACCAAAGTTTGCAAACTCTAATGCTTTAGCAACTTCTGGATGACTTGCTAATCCACGTTTCATCTTTTCAATTTCTTTGATTGCGTAAGTCATAGCACCACCGTGGTCTAAAGCAAACTCAATCGCCTTTTTGACTTTAGGATCTCTAGCAGCTTTCTTAGCCTTTGGATTCTTTCTGTAGTATACAGAAATCTCTTGGCCAGTTAACTTAGAGCCAGACATCTTACCAAGTTTTTCTCTTAGTTCTTTAAATTTCATTTTATTTTCCTCTTTAAAACCTAATTTCTTTTTTAAAATATTCATAGCAGTAGCTATTTTAACTGATTTCCAATCTTTACCATATTTATCTTTAAACGATTTATCTGGTAAATCTTTTGCAATCTTTTCTAATTCTTTCTCTCTTGCTGGAGTTAACTTAAAATCAGACATTATCCTTTCGGACTAAATCCGCCTTTTCTTGCTAACTTAGCTTGGTCACTATCAAATTTGTGCCAAACTGGTCCACCAGTTAAGAAAGAATTCACACGAGCAAGTCCCCACTGATTTGGAGTTGTACCAGGTTTGTGTCCAACTTTCCATGCAGCGTATCCTCGGTCAAAAACTTTATTTAATATACTCATAGAAACCCCAGTCGCCTTTGATTTCTTTTTCAATGCAGCTTGAACTTGTCCTTTATTTTCTGCGACAAAGTCCTCGAATGTCATACTTTCACCATACATTTGTTTATACCTCGTTGTAAACTTAGATGGTTTTAATCCTTTCTTTCTAGCTTTTTTATCACCAGGTGCATCTTTATATGCTCTTGGATCGTCATCATCCATCTCAGCTTGTTTGTTAAATTGTGCTCTTCTTTTAGCATCGGTTGAATCATCCTTGTCCCCAGGATTAGCTTCAAAGTCTTTTCTTAACTTATCACCATGCGTATCTCTTTTCTTTTCTTTATGTTTAGCTTCGTAGAATTTATATCCTAACATCTTTTCGATTGTACTATCTTTTTGTTTAGTATAATATCCAATCTCTGCTGCTAATAATAATTTATCATCAGAAGCTAAACTATCAAACCATTTTTTAAATGCATCCATCCCTTTCGTTGCAAGGTCAGCAGCTTTATTTGCAAGAGAAGCAGTAAATCTATCTGACCTAAATTCTTTTGCCATTGCGCGAAAACCTTTAGCAGCTAATTTTATAAAGTCTTCTTTTGCATCTTCTTTTAAACCATCATGTTCTCTTTTCATTTTTAGTTTTTTGTAAGAAGACATATTTTTTTGACCTGGAGTATTGTCAGCATAGTTTTTTGTTAACTCATCTGTTCCCCATTCACCTGCATATTCTACAATTGAATCCAACCAGCATCTTTTCTTTTTACCATTGAATTCTGCTATAACATAATTAGAACCACGAATAATAACTTTACCTGATTGCCCAGTTTCTTTTAATCGAATCTTAGTTCCAATTCTAAATATCTTTTCTTGTACGTAATCTTCTCTAATGTCTGAAACTTTTTCTAATTGTGTATGTGGTTGGCTTGACTCTGCTCTTAATCCCATACCTTTACGAACTGCGTTATATAAATCATTTGCAAGAGAAGCAACGTCTGTACCAATACCAAATGCAAATTGTTTTCTATCGCCATCTAATGCGTATTGTCTTAATTTAGAAGCTGACATACCTGCAGCATTTTCATCATCTGGGTCTCTTTCCCCTGCAGATAAAACGTTTATTGTTCCTTCAAACTCGTAGAATCCATGTCTACCTTTTACACCGTTATATTTGTTTAGTAATGTATCAAATTCTCTAACACGGTCGCTTCCAACAACCATTTGTACTTTTGTAAATCCTTGGTCATATAACTTAACAGCAATATCAAATACTGTTCTTACATCTGCATCAGCCATAATATTACGTGCATGCTTCGGAAACATTTTCCTCATGAACTTAATTTTATCTTTGAATACTAGGGGATTTTTCTTTTTGTCGTTTGTCTTAGATGCGTAGATTCTGTAGACACCGCCACGTGATAACTTTTTAACTGCATCGAATACCTTTTCGTGACCAATCGACGGCGGATTGAATCTACCAAATGCAAAAGTTACTAATTTTGTTTCTTCGACTAAATAGTCTTTAAATGATTTCATTTATCCTCGGTTCCCATTTAGTTGGGATTATCCCAACCTTTTATAATATCTTTGGAAAAGTTGTTGGCAGAAAATTCTAATCTATCAACAAGCTTAACCGCTCCACCTTCCATGCGATCTACAGCAACAAAACCTTCTGGGTTGGTCACTTTAAATCCGGACGTTGTTTTAACAAACGTACCAATATTATTTAGTTTGTTAAGTTTATTTATAATAATTAATTTACTGTCGACGATTAAATTCTGTAAATCGAAGACATTTTGTAAGTTTTTTAGATTTTTTTTACTAAAAAATGCTAATAATTCATCTCTTTTTTTGATTTGTATATCTTTTCCTTTTCGCGAAGTACGCTTATCTATTTGTTTAGCATATCTATCTTCAACAAATTTAATTAATCCACTTGCATGTTTTCTTGTATTTGTAATCCTTACACCTTTTCTAACCATTGTATTATTGTAAACATTTATAACAAGATTTAATTCTTTATTCTGTTCTATCTCTTTTAATACACCAGAAGATATTTTCTGGAACATTTTACCAGCTGCTGATAATAGACTAGTGACTTTTAAATTATCAGCTGAAGTAAATGTTGCTTTACCTGATAGTTCTTCTAGTTCTGCATTCACCATCCATACATTGGAACTCTTTTTTAATTTACCAACTATATCTCCTCCAAACTCTGCTTGCATAGTTTCGAATGTTCCTCCAGAATAACTAGTATGCCAGACGATACCAATCTTTGCTTTGGAAATAGTTTTTTCTAATTTACTTCCAACTGGAACTGCATACACAATTGTGTTTGGGTGAAAGGTTTTCATTTTTTGTCCATTGATTGTTTCAGTTTTTAAATCACTTCCATCAAACATAAAGTCACCTTGGATAACACCTTTGACCCCAAGATCTTTTAAATTATCAAATGCTAATTTTAATTTTTTATTTAAGTCACCAGTTGTGTCATCATCTATATCGTCATGGTTCTTATATACTTTTGGATTTTGTGCAAATATACCTTTCTTTGCTACAAAGAATTGTCCATCACTTGGGTCTTCACCTGCAAAGACAGCGGGGGCACCGTCCCATTTAACGGTCACATCTACTGGTGATTTAGCATGACCTGAAAGCATATCCCTCAAAGATCTTAGCGCTAGAATAGCCTGGCGTGCCCCCTTAACTCCACCGTCTAATACCAAGTCCTCAATATGTGTCATGTGAGTATTCTTGGCTTCGGTTAGTACTTCATAATTTTTAAAACTTTTCATTTGTTCATCTCTTTAGTTTTTGCTTTTAGTTTTTCTAAATGCGCTGTCCATATATCATAAGCTTGTTTTAGGTTTGCTTTCTTTTCCGGATCTTTTGTTCTTTTAATAGCTTCTTTTGCTCTTTGTTGCATAACTAATGTTGCTTGTACTTTATGTGCATGTTTCCTATCAGATTTATTAATAATACCTATTCCTTTCTTTGCTGTTGCTGCATCTTTAAATCCTAATCCATGTATTGTACCACGAGGATCCTCATCTGTATACAAATCTGAATGACTAGAACTACCTTTATGTTGTCCTTTTTTACGAGGTGTTCTTTCATCTGCTTCTTTCTGCAAGTTATCCATACCTGTAGCTTTTCGAATAGTTGGGTCTTGTTTTACCTGAACATAGATTTTACCATCATGTTTTATAACTGCGCCTTTTATTTCTTTTGCTTTCTTTTCAGCTTCTTCTTCAGATTTATATTCTGCAGGTTTACCCTCTTTATTTTGGACAACCATAATTCGCTTACTACCTGGGTCCATGTAAACCCATTCTCTGATATATCTTTTAAAACTTATCATGTTCCATGTAGTCCATTATTTGTTTAGCTAATTCTATTCCTGCATCGTAATCAGATGGATAGTGCATACCAGCTATAACACGACCATATCCACATCTTTTAGCGCCACGTATTAATTCAGCTTTATGTTTAGGATATTTCTTTGCGTAATGTAAAGCAACAACCATTGGTTGCATAGCGTGTCCAGAAGGATATGCTGGAGTCTTTGCAGTATCAGATACATATCTATCTAATTTTTTATTATATACTGCAGCAACCTGGTACGGTCTTGGTCTATTAAAATGATTTTTGTAATGTCTAACAACTGGTACACATTGCTTTTCAATATATTCTATATTTTGTTTATCGTGTTCTAAGTTGTTATCCTCTAAATGTTTCTCTATAAAATAAGAAGCATTTTGGTCACATAGTTTATAATCTTCTATTTGTTGGTCAGTAGCATTTTCCACAGCTTCTATTACTGCATCTAGTTCTCTATCTTCTCTTGGTGGAGTAGGTAATGCAATACGTTCCCAACCATCACGAAATATTTTTATTTTTTCGTATGGTGGTTTCTTTAACTCTTTTTGTGGTGCAAAAACTAAATTAGCTAACCGACTTTTTAATCGGTCATCTAACCTAGAATCTTCTTTTAAAAAACTTTTAAACTTTTTCATAATGGTTTACTCAATTCTTCCCAACTAGTTTCGTAATCACTATCACCATCTGCATAACCCATAACACCTAACTTTTCGTATTCTGGTATTAGTTCTTCGTGTAGTAATCCTATCTTTTTTAAATTTGGCATTATTCTACTAAATAATACATCTTGAAATTGTGTTTGGAATATATTTTCTTTCTGATATGCATCAGTATATTCAAAGTCCATACCATATTTTTCCCAAACATCGTATGACCTTAATCTATTTCTACTTACTGTGCAAGCTTCTAAAGCAAATTGTGCTCTATCTAGTTTCTCTTCTTCAGTTAAAGTAGTTACAAAATCTGTTAAATAGTTTATTCCAAATGTCACATGACGTGCTTCATCACGAATAATTAGTTCTAACATTCTTTTAAATACTGGATCGTTTGTAGATTCTTTTGCAGCATTAAACGCCGCTAACGCTAATCCTTCTATCACAACTTGCATTCCAATAAATTTTAAATCCCATCTTGGGTCAGTTAGTATCTTATCTAATAAACCTTTTAGTGCTCGACCAATTGGCCAAGATCTTTTTAATCTTTGTTGTAAGTATTTATTAAAGGCTTCTACGTGTCTTGCTTCGTCAAATGTTTGTGAAGCAGCATATAGTTTAGCATTGTAAGTTGGTGCACATGATGCTAATTGTGAAGCAACTAATAACGCACCTTGTTCTCCATGTAAGAACTGGCTTGTTGCCCAACTATTTAAATCTTTAAAAAATTCTATACGTGTTTCTTTATCAAATGTTTTATATACTTTATGGTTTGCCCATTGTCCATCTTCCCATTCAAACTCTTCATCGTTTATTCCTGTAAACTCTGGTTTCCAATCTACATCTTCTTCTACATTCCAATTTAATTGTTTACCTAACTC